ACCTTGTGCTAAAAAAAGCGAGTCTTTCTTGCGTACATTGCATGTTCTACACGCAGCAACAAGATTATCCAACGTATCTTCCCCGCCCTTGCTTTTGGGATATACGTGATCAACTTCAGTAGCAACGTCACCACAATACGCACAAGTGTTAGCATCACGAGCAAGCACCTTTAACCTTATCTTCTTCCAATGGCTTGTAGCTCTATATGGTTTAAGACTCATCGTCTTCCCATACGTCCAATACAAACCCACCAAGTTTATCTGCTATGGCTTCTGCCTTTTCTTGAGCTTCTTCTAATGATGAAGCCTTGATCCAACGGTGCTTAGTTATTTCTATGTTAATTTGGTATCTCATGCCCTGTATAACAGTCATATTTGTCATTTTGTACCGTTAATGCCAGCCCTTTTTTTCCCAATGTGCATAAGCCTTACACGCATCACCTTGATAACGATGCTTGATGTAATCAAGATGTGCATCTATTTGCTTCAATGGACTAAGTGTGCCATACCATTTAGATCGCATCTGACCTAACCCATAGTGCGATCCATTCCGCGCTAAATAGTTCCAGCGACTTTCCTCATGTATCAAATAGTTATAGCATTGGAATTGTTCCCAACTCATTTGATTGTATGCGTATAACTTTATATTCATAACGTGAAGTGGCTTTTGTTTGGCATTTGTATAACTTGTTACGGCAACGCTATGTGTCATTGCTAACGCCAAAATGACAATAGAGCGCCCCAATGCTCGCCGCGCGGCGCCGCTGCCTTTCAGGCGGCGCGAGCGTCTGAGCATACCAAACGTGTCAAGTTCATTTACAAAACCGCAGGTCAGATGGCGTGTCGCGTTTCTAATTGTCGACATTTGTGCATGACTCACATTTCTCACGATTGCCGTAGATCCATAACCCACAGCCTGTGCATCGATGAATTAGATTAGGTTCAGTAGCCATTTGCCTTGAGTAAGTAAACAAGATCTTCAACTCGGAGAACTGCCACCCAATCATCGATGGCAGCTTCTCCTTGACCATTTAGGCGCATGACGGCTACGCCTAGTCCCTTGGTCTTTCTGTCACGTAATTGCTTCATTGTCGCAGCGGGATCAAACTTTGTCCGGCTTTTAACTTCAATATCCAAGCCCTCGATTCCTTGAATATCGCTGCCAGCTGCCCCAGATCCCACTTGGTGAGCGTGTTCCCATCCATGATCACGTAGATATCGTGCTAATATACGCTCGCTTTCACGACCTCGAACTTTACGTGAACGCTTCATTTAGTTAGTCCTGACATGACAGGTGCGACATTCGCACGGCTTTACTGCCCCCGCAGTTATAGGCTCGTTACAATTGTCGCACACGTCAATACGTTTATCTAATACCAACATTTCATCACCCCGCTACCATATCCTCGTCTTCGGGTCTAAAATGCCATTTACCACCAGCATCTAGCACCATCCATAACATCTTGCATTGTTCAGCTTTGCGCTTCATAGGAAGACTGCAACCCCAACCACGATAAGCACCATTTTTACCAACGCCTTCACGCAAGACACGAGAACCATGCTTACATTGCGGAACAGGCTCGGTAGAAAATGTCTGCTGAACAAGATCAACTGCATCCTTAAAAGCGGGTTCAATGTCAGCCGGTGGCTCAATTGTTGTATCCCAGATGATTTCAGCTTCTTTGTTGGTAGCACTTAGAAACTCCTTCTGTTCTTCGGTGCGTACGCGTATGGGTGCAGGACTTGTTTTAGAGTCATTAACCTTAGCCATTTCCAGACTGCTTGCTCGCTTTCCTTTAGCAGATAGTCCGAGATTTGCCAAGCATCGTCCAATTGCAGAAGTCTCACAATTTTCAAACCAAAAATCACGATCAACGCCACGATCCTTGCGAGCACCACGCGCATAACCAATAGCGGAAGCCGCACTATCAACATGGGTACGGTAAGCAATCGCCTTAAAGATAACAATGCCCTTTTCATCATCATTTGTAATTAACTCCGTTAGGATCGCGCCATCCGGATAGGTTTCATAGAACTTATGGATGCGCGTGTCCACATCTTCGTAATCATTCAAATTGAACATCTAATTCCTGCTTTCCTTGTTTGTAATCGAGCTGCTCTTTGAAAGTCCAAGTCGTGCCATCGTGCCACGTTTGGGCTTCCCTAGCGCAAGTAAAACAGTAATGCCTGTCAATGACTTTGCCGTGGACAAATGACGTGATTGTCCAAACCGCTTGCGTTTGCCCTCTAACATCCTTCACGCCCCATCTTTGTTTGCAATAGCAACACCAAGTTCCTTTTCTACTCGGCGTAATCTTTGCCATAATCAGCCCAATCCGTTCCAAGCGCCATCTCGCCCGCGAGCGCGGCGTAGGATACGAGATCAATAAAACTATCCCTGTTTGGAGTTTCAACAATTCTCGACACTTTAACCAACGCCATGCAGATACACACGTCCAACGGATCAATTTCCCGTCCGTAATAGCTAGACCATAGCTCAGCGATTCGCTTGATATTAACTGCGGGATGTCCGTACTCAAATCCTCGCTCGTCAATAATGTCGGCTGCATTAGTCAATAAGTCTTTCGCTTTGAACGACTTTGCCTCTGACGTACCCTTTTGCCCATCCATCTTGATAGCCCTTCTCATAGATTTTGCTTGCTACGTACCACACTAATAGAAGCCCAACAAATAACCATGCAATGATGTAAGCGATTTGTTCGGCAGTAAAGTTATTCGACATCTGCACTCACCCCATGCACGTCAAGAAAATAAGCAGCCAAAACTTCACGGCTTAATCTGCCGCGTTCTTGGCTTATGCCTAGCTTTGATTTCGCATATTGTCTAATGAAACTGGCTTTCACATAGACTTTACCGTCCGTATATGCTCCGGACTTACGGTCAAACCGTATTGTGCCCATGAATATCCCCTTTCAAATAGGATTTCAAATCCTATTTTGAAGGGTAAATGCCTATTTTGTCAACGACACGCCGTTAGCCAAATCGCTTTCCTTCGACAATGAAGCTGCCATCGCGCTCGATTGGAATCGCCACAGGTTGCACACGCTTACGGTCAATATAAATGATCCCAAAACCTTGCTGCCAATTAAATGTCCCACGCGTGTAACTGGCTTTTGAAACATCCATTAAATGACCGACTTCAAAGCCAGTCAAAATACCTGTTAAAACGCCCCCAGAAGCCGTTGTAAAGGACGAAATGCCCTGCCTATGGGTATGACCACACACCACACTCTTTCCGTGCCTCTTAGCGGCTTCTAGGGCTGTTAAACCCCCTTGTGGCTTGGTGCTTTGCTCGTCCCCGTGAACCATCACCCAATCCTCATGGAACTGATAGGGCTTGTGGTGATACTTGATGCCTAATTCGTCTAGACGTAGGAACCGCTCGATTGTCAGCTCAGGCAAGCCAATCAAGCCGGGTAGGCGCTTGTTTAGTGAGTTGTAGAGTCTTGCGCTGTGGTTTGATCTACTGAGATGTTGAACTTGCAGTTCGGATAAAACCTCGACAGTTCTGTCACGATCTCGACCAATGGTTCCAGACCACTCATCCCGTCCGGTACTAAACCTGCTGATGGTCTGGAAATCGATTTCATCGCCCACGCATAAAACGTCATCAGGCTTGTATTTTCTGATGAATTGGGCGACATTCTTGACTGCTTTCTTATCTTCAAAGGGAACTTGTAAATCCGATATAACGACAATGCGCTTAATCGTCCTCGTCCTCATCCTCGTAGGGCGACTGATCTGGATTAGGGATAATCCAATCGGGAAGGCGCATCTGTTCTTCTATGTACCAGCGCGATTTGTCTTCACCATAACCAGCCCTGACTAGAGCTTCATAACACTCAACAATTTGCGCAGCCCAAATATCTATGGGCTTTAATGGCTCACCTGATCTGCGCGCAGCAGATTCTTTGCGTTTACGCCTAGCGGCGAGTTCGCTTTTTGTTGGTTTTCTTGCGCTCATTAGTAAGCAATTCTAGAACCATGCGCTCAAGTTTATCGATGCGCGACACGATGTTTGATGCTTCCAATATACCCGGCACTTCATGACGAATAATGTAACGAAGTCCGCCGACAATAAGTGCGCAGCATGAAAGAATGGCAGCAACAAAAGCTGCCCATTCTGCGGGAGTCATCGCCTTCCGAAAGCGGTGTCGTTAGGGTTGAGCCAGCGGAGTATAACCGGCAGACTCGCGACCAGAGCGGCATTGACAATTGCAGGTGCATCCCAACCCACTGCTAGGTAGGTTGCTATTCCTGCTGCTAGAAAGGATCTTGCCCAGCTTGCGGCTACTGCTTTTAGTTGTCCCATTGATAGGTTCTCCTGTTAGTAAGGGAATTCTGAACATGCTGCCATCATGATCGCCCTTGGCAGTAAAGCTGCAATGAATATGTGTTTTGTGTGGGTTAATGCCCTTGAAAACTCTCCACTTGTAATTACCACGCCATGAAGCAATTTTGCCATTGAAGATTATGTAAGAAATTCGTTTATCAGATCTGGCAAGTAATCGAAGTTGATCAGCAAGGTCGAACGCCTCGGATTTGTGGGATCGCAAATCAGCATCAATGTCGATGGCACGTACAATGCCTTCATTAGTAGGATTGTGATCGGACTTACGAGCAGCATGCTTCGCGTCACCGATCCAGCCGTCTGAAGTTCGATCTCTATCGGGGAACGCATCGTCTATCTGCTCGCGTAACTGTTGCCCCGCTTTACACAGCTTAGCCAAGACCCAAAGCCTTCAAATCATCGGTTGTTAATCCCAAAGCCTGTAATTTTGCTTCGGCAACGGTTCTTTTTTGCTCGATCTGTTGACGAATATCAATCAATTCTCTGTCTTTTTCCAATTGTTTGATTTCGGCGGTTGTCATCTCGCGTTCTTTAACTTCATTTGTTACAAGGTCATGGATTTTAATTGTTGGCATTATTTGACTCCATAAAGATAGTAAGTGCCGTTATCAAAAGTATTTCCGCTTTCAGGTTGCACTTGAATTGATGTGATTGCTGAAGTGGAATCCCACGATGCAGCTAAATTGCCGACTCGTAAACCGACAGTATTTCTATTACCAAAATAAACGCCATCTACTAATTTCCTACTGGCGGTGCTGGCGTAAAAATAAATATTCAGTACGTTTGTACCTTTAGTATCTGTCCCAACATTGCCCTCTGTTTGCAAATTAATAACTGTTGAATTGCCTGTATTGTAATTTGCTGTTGAACCAGACATTGTTTGAATGGTGTAATAATTGCTTCCGGTGTCGCTATTGAATCTCAATTGGAAACCACCATTATTGTTTGCAGACATTTCATAAAGCCACAATTGCAAATGAGTATATGAACCACTAATACTGGTAATGCTTACGTTGGATCCCGTTAATGAACCAGTTGCTAATTGTGTTAATGAACCACCAGATGATGCGGCTTTCCAAGCCAACCCCGTCGCCGTAGTGGAGTCAGCGGTCAAAACATAATCGTTAGTTCCAACTGGCAAACGAGCATCTGTCGTGCTGTAAGTATAAAGATCACCTTTAGTTGTTAAAGGCGAAGTGCCACCGCCTACTTCTACCCACGCTGCACCTGTGTATTTGTAAACCTTGTCGTCAGATTTGAGATAAGTAATCATTCCCTCTGCGAGCACTCCACTTAAAGCGGTCGTACGTGCTGTTGCATCGGCAAAAACCATGACCGCCTGTTCTTGCAAATAAGTATTAACCTGAGCTGCCGTAAGCACGTCACCCGTGTTAAACAGCTTGTATCCTGCACCTGCCATGAATTGCTCCTTAGTAGCTCAGCACGTCCTCGCCTAGTATACCGCTAACTGCGCTATCTAACACGAAGCCAGCCAATAAAGGCTCGGAAGTAAATAGGGTTGTATTCCAGCTTGATTTAGTAATATCGTGATGAATGGCGTTGACCAGGCTGGGCTGTGTAACGCTGGTCGAGCCTGGCATGGTCTTCGTAACCGTAATGCCGTCCAAAAGGTCAATGTCTACCCCAGCTAAAGGCTTATTAGGATTGGTGTCGTCGTAAAGATTGAGCTGAATGCTATCTATACGAATTTCTGGGTCCTTGCGTGTAGCCAAAATACCTTGAGCCTGATTGAGAGCCTCTGCATCTGTTTGGACTAGGATGCCTTCACGGATGCCTGAATGCAGGAAATAAGTATCTATTGACGTCTGGTCGAATACGTTTTGTGCTGTACCACCCGCGCGGGTAACGGTAACGTCATTTATGAGGTTTGTATCGTCAAAAGCTACGACTGCGTTGGTATATGAGATATTAGTGCCAGTATCACTAAAAGTGTAGATAGAAGTGGCTGGTCGTGAGATGAGCGTGTTGCGGTCAACGAAGTTAATTTTAGACTCACCGTCTACAAATATACCGCCGAATTCGCTATCCTCAATGGTCTGTAAAGCATCCAACGCGCTTCTAGAGGTCCCAGGGTCGGCTTGTAATGCACTTTCTCCAGTATCTATCTCTCGAAGGCTTAAAGGCCAATCTATCGCGTCCAAAACGGCATTCACGCGAGCACCTGATAACTGTCCCGCAGGTGCACCAGATACGGTTGCAACAGCTGAACCAGCTAAAAGCTTAAATGCGTCAATACAACGTAGTGTGACGGTGCTGAGGTTTTCGTTACCTTGTCTAAAACCAGTATCGTAATCAGTTATGTATCCCGAAAATAGGTAGTAATCCACCCCTAAATAAGTCGCGTAAATAATTATTTGTCGCAACGGTAGCAGATTAGGGTAATAAGCCCCAGCGGCATTCATAGGATTCCAGTCGCCGTTCTGGTCATATAAAATAACGTCGGCGCTACCGTATTCGAATTTAGAAGTAATGCGGTTACGTCCTCGGCGAATTGCCACCCTGGTAACTAAATCAGTTACCTCTATTGGCAACGTTCCCGACCCTAGACGATTAGTCCCCAAAATACCTTTAGTAGCACTACCTAAAATTAAAGGGTTAGTTTCAAATGCTGTGTTACTATCGAAATCAACAAAAACTCTAAGTGTAGGTGCTGACATTAGATAGCCAATGAACTGAGGGTAATACGTTTACCTGTTTTCTGTATACGGTAAATATCATCGGTTATCATTTCGACTAAATCACCTTCGCTTATTACAGAACCTTCGACGGTAAGATTAACGGTTGTATTACCCGTTATTGGGTTACCTTCAGCATCAAGACCTAATTTGGCGAACAGGGCTTTAAGTTCATTATCCGTTGCCATCGCTTCAGCTTCTCTGGCAGCCGCTTCAGCTAATAATTCGGCCAGAGCTGCCTCTGATTCTGCTAATATAGCTAAAGCGTCAGCGTGTGCTTCAACGGCAGGAATAATAATTGGATTACCTTCCCGATACAATTTAGCAGCTTCATCGTCTAAAACAGAACTTAACAAACTACCGTCGCCACCAACAACGCCACCGCCTACAACGTTACCGTTTATGTAGACGTTGTTGGCATCTACGTCCATGTGTTCTAACGTAGTTACGGTCATGGTCTTTTGGTCTAATTTAAGACCCTTCTCAGCGAACAATGTTTCTATGGGCACGTTAATCTTTAACTGTTTTAACAGTTCTTGAATACGTGAAATAATGCCAGGCCAGTCGGCAAAAGGATTACCCACCATTGTGTCGAGACTGTCTAAAAGGTTAGCCAATTCCATAGAAGCGGCTTGAGCCTGTATTAGTTGTCCTTCAAGAATGATTGCACGCTTTACGTCTTCATCCAACAGAGCTTGCATAAGTTCTAGTCTTAGACGTTCTTCTTCATTGACTGCACGGCCTAAAGCTGCAGCGATGCCGATACGTTCTAAATCAAATCGTTTAGCGATTTCGCCTAGTATGCCTTCTTCCTTTTTTTTCTTGTTTAAGGCTTCCTGGGTTTTAACTTGCTTTTTGGTCAACGCTAATAATTCCTTAGCACGCTTAGCAGCATCGGCTTCAGCCTTAGCGCGAGCGCGGTCTATCTTTGTCTGAGCATCTGTTGAACCTGAAATAGTCATTGGAGTCTTGAATGGCGCAGGCTTTGGTTTACCCATATTGCGAACGTAGCCAAACGCACTACCAAGCGGATTAAATGGATCTATATTCCGCAATAAATCTAAAGCCGTTGATCCATAAGTATTTAACTCTTTGAACGCAGCTACAAGGCTAGCAACGCCACGTGTGGTATCTGCAACAGCATCGCCAAAGGTATCCATTGCGCTAACGCCGCCACCAATGCCTTGATTACCTGCGAGAATCTGGAAAGCATCGACTAAGCCTTTGCCGATTGTTTCC